TGGCAGGAATATTTGAAGGCATTAAAACAACAATATCCGGTGTGTTCCAAGTGATAGTCGGTATATTTACATTGAACACAGAAACTATAAAAAACGGTGTGCAGAATGTGATAAGCGGAATTACATTAATAATTGACGGTGCGAAGAATGTTATAATAAATATTTGGAATATGATAACATTATCCGCAGGACTTGCTTTTGACAATATAAAGACGGTTGTAACGAATGTTACAGAAGGAATTAAAACAGTAATAGACAGTATAAGAACAACATTTCAGAATGTGTTTAATTCAGTCAAAAACACGGTGTCAGGCGTCTTTAATTCAATAAAGAGTATAATAAGCAATGTATGGAACGGGATAAAAGGTATTATTAAAACTCCACATATTGTGCAGACGGGAACTATCAGTATTGCCGGTATCAATACACCGATACCGAAATTAGGCATACAATGGTACGCAAAAGGCGGTATTATGACACGTCCTACAATGTTCGGTATGAACGGTGGTTTCCCTATGGTCGGAGGTGAATCCGGAGCAGAGGCAATTCTTCCGCTCGACAGATTTTGGAACACACTGCAGAACTATATGAAACCGGTGTCTGCAAATGAGAAACCAAGCATAATAAACCAGATAAATGTTACTGTGTATTCAAACGGTGAAGATGATGATACTTTGGCAAATAAGGTGGCAAAAAGAATTGTTGAAGTGTTGGAGAATATGTGATTTTTGTGGCTGTCAACTCCTGACGGCTTTTTTCTTTGCAGTTTTTTAGGTCGGAGGTGCGAATTTGGATATATATTTGAGCGTAAATAACAGAGCGGATATATTGAAAATTCCTGTTTTGCCGTCACAGTTTACAATAAGCAAACCACAGTCAACCGAAACATTTGAAACGGTATCGCACGGCGAACTTATGCTGATAGGAAGTCCGAAATTAAAAAGTATTTCTATTTCAAGCTTTTTCCCGATAAGAGATTATCCGTATCTGCGTGATAAGTCAATGAAGGGGTGGGAATATGTATATAAAATTGATACATGGATAGACCTGAAACTTCCTATACGCCTCATTATTACAGAAACACCGATAAATATGGCTGTTGCGGTCAAGGACTTTAAATACACAATAAAGACAGACGGTGACCTTTGGTACACACTTGATTTAGAGGAGTTTAATCTTCTGAATTATGAGGGTCAAAGCAATGCGGAGGATGAAATTGATATGGAAGAACTTAATAAACTCAAAGAACAAGTTGCATACCTTGTAGGACTTGTTGAAACCCTTGCAAATCCAATGATATATAACTATATTGATGAAAACATGCCGGAATGGGCACGAAAGAGTGTTCAAAAGGCTGTTGACAAGGGTGTACTCAGCGGAACGGACGAAGGATGGAATTTACAATATAATGATTTGCGTGTAATTGTGTGGTTGGATAGATTGGGGCTGCTTGAATAATGTCATCGGGATTTGATGTTGCGGAACGTGCAAGAAAAGAAATGCAGGAAATAGGGGGCAAGTGCGGAAATAACAATAAATACACTCATTGGTATTCCGACAATGTTGAGAATATAGGATATAACTTTTGGTGGTGTGCGGCATTTGTAAGCTATGTTGTAAGACAGTGCGGTGTTCCGACAAGTATAGTTCCGAATTACTCATACTGCCCTAACTGTATTGATTGGGCACGAAGAAACGGCAGACTTCATTCGAAACATCAAGTTACAAATGGTACATATACACCTCACGCAGGAGATATATTTCTGCGTGAGGGACATACAGGAATAATTGTTTCCGTAAGCGGTAACAGTTTTACTACTGTTGAAGGCAATACAGGAGGGACAAGCAACTGCAGAACTGTGGGAAGTCATACATGGAGCTTTTCAGGCGGTAATTATGATTATGTGTTTAATCCGGAATACTCCGATAAGTCAAACGGAACATCATCTTCCGGAAGTATGGAAAGCTATATGTATTCGGAAAATTCATACGGCGGAGAAAAAGAACCTACAGCTGTATGGAATAACAGAGTTAAGGAAAACATTCATCCTGCAATGCAGAACCTTACTCCTATTACGCCGACTGATGAACTGAAAATGTATGCAAATGATACCGATATAACCGAAATGATAGGAAATCTGTCATGGAAAAACAGTATATATGAACTTGCAACTACAATGTCTTTTGATATAGCGAAAACTGACGCAGCATATCTGAAAGATTTGATGTACACACCGCAAGTCGGCGATATTATCCGAATGGTAACAAATGCAGAGATTTTTCGTGGAGTAATAACAAAGGCAGATGACGGTGACAAGAACAGTAATAAATATACGATTGCTGACCTTGGGTGGTATCTTAATAAAACAAGTCAGACATATCAGTTTAAAAATATTTCGGCAGCCAATGCTATCAAAGAAATCTGTAATGACTTGTCTATATCTATTGTAATGCTGCCGGAATTGACTGCAAATATAAAGCAGATATATTTTGATAAAACCGTATCGGATATACTCAAAGATATTCTCGAAAAGTGCGGCGGAAATTATAATTTTGATTTTGTGCCGGAAGGATTGAGAATATACAAAATCGGAGATTTGACAGCCTATCCCGAATTTCAGGTGGCGAGTAATGTAAGACAGGGATATTCGATTGATTATAGAGGCAATGTAAGCCATAGCATATCTATTGAGGATATGTACAACTCTATTAAAATCACATCTGAAAAGGATAATGTGTATAAGGAATTGATGGTTTTGCAGAATCGTGACCTTATTGATAAATATGGCTTTTT